CGAGACGGTGACCGACGATGACGTGGCACGGATGGCCGTACCGGACGGCGCGCAGGGCTATGTGCGGATTGCCGCGGCGCTGATCGAAGCGACGTTCGGAAAGGCCGATGCATGAAACCGTTTCCGTGGGACGAGGTCATCGGCTTCGGGCTCGGCGTGCTGCGGCTCTCGCCCGCAGCGTTCTGGGCGATGACGCCGCGCGAACTCGCGCACGCGATCTCAGCCGTGACCGGCGCAGGCGCGCCACTGCGGCGGAGCGACCTCGACGACCTGATGACGAGATATCCCGATGGCCGATGACTTTGACGATTTCGCGCTCACACAACGCGCAGCCGAGCTTGAGCGAAATGTGCGCAGCCTCGACGGTGGGATGCGCGACATCAACCGCAGCACCGCGCAATTCGGCCGCGCGCTGTCTGATGCCTTCGCGCAAGGCGTAACCGGCAGCCGCAGCCTCGACGACGTGCTGAAGTCGCTCTATCTGCGGCTGTCCGACATTGCGCTCAAAACGGCGTTCAGGCCGCTGGAAAGCGCGTTGACCGCAGGCTTCGCCGGATTGTTTCCGGGCGGAGCATCGTTGGCCGCGGCGCAGGGCGCTGTGAAGCCATTTGCCTCGGGCGGCATCATCGGGACGCCGACCTATTTTCCGCTGCGCTCGGGCGGCATCTGGCTCGCCGGTGAAGCGGGTCCCGAAGCCATCATGCCGCTGGCGCGCGGTCCCGACGGGCGGCTCGGCGTTGCCGCATCGGGCGGAGGGGGCGCGCGGATCACCGTGAATATCGCAACGCCGGACGCCGACTCGTTCCGCCGCTCCGAACTCTATGTGACCGGCCAGATTGCGCGTGCGGTGGCACGCGGCCAGCGCGGGATGTGAACGCATGGCAGCCTTCCACGAGATCCTGTTTCCGCTCGACATTGCGCTCGGCAGCGCGGGCGGGCCGGAGCGGCGCACCGAGATCGTTGCGCTTGCCTCGGGCCGCGAGGAGCGCAACGCGCGCTGGGCGCATTCGCGGCGGCGCTACGACGCGGGCTATGGCGTGAAAACCTTTGAGGCGTTGTCGCAGGTCATTGCCTTTTTCGAAGAGCGGCGCGGCATGCTGCACGGCTTTCGCTGGCGCGACCGGCTGGACCATGCGTCAGCGGCACCCGGTGTGCCTGTCACTGCGCTCGATCAGACGATCGGTGCAGGCGATGGCGAGACCGGCACGTTCCAGCTGGTGAAGACCTATGGCGGTGCGTTCGCGCCCTATGCGCGGCCAATTGTGAAGCCCGTGAGCGGCAGCGTGCGTATTGCCGTCGATGGCGTGGAGCTGGATGACGGTTTCACTGTCGATGTGACGACGGGTGTCGTGACCTTTACGACGCCGCCTGGCATTGGCGATGCGGTCACGGCGGGCTTCCTGTTCGATGTGCCGGTGCGGTTCGACACCGATTATCTCGAGGTCGATCTGTCGGCCTTTGCCGCGGGAGCCATTCCGAAAATTCCGCTTGTCGAGATCAGGATGTAAGGCCATGCGAACCGTTCCGCCCGCCTTGCAGACAAAACTGAATTCCGGTGTCACCACGTTATGCCGCTGTTTCATTCTGACGCGAGGTGACGGCGTGATCCAGGGCTTCACCGATCATGATCGCGATCTGACGCTGAACGGCGTCATCTGCCGCGCCGATACCGGCTTCGCCGGATCGGAAGCGGCGGCGCGGCTCGGGCTGAGCGTCGGCGGCCTAGAGGTCTCCGGTGTGCTCTCCGGCGACAGCCTCAACGAGGATGCGCTTGCGGCCGGCCGCTATGATGCGGCGCAGATCGATATGTATATCGTCGACTGGAGCGAACCGTCGCTGCATGTGTTGATGGCACGCGGACATATCGGCGAAGTCCGCCGCGAGGGCCAGGCCTTCGCTGCGGAACTACGCGGGCTTGCGGATGCGCTCAACGCGGAGACCGGGCGCTATTATACGCCGGCCTGCACCGCCGATCTCGGCGATGCACGCTGCGGTGTCGATCTCGGCGATCCGCTGTATCGCGGCGAAGGCGCGGTCGTGGCGCTCAAGGGGGTGTCGGTGTTTACCGCGAGCGGTCTCGGCGAATTCGACGATGGCTGGTTTACGGCCGGGCGGCTCACCTTCACCAGCGGCGCCAATGACGGCGATGCGATGGAGGTGAAGCGGCATCGGACGGACGGCGGCACCGTGGTTGTCGAGCTTTGGCAGGCGATGGCGCAGGCGATTGCGCCGGGCGACACGTTCGTCGTCACCGCAGGCTGCGACAAGCGCTTTGCGACATGCCGCGACCGGTTCGGCAATGGGCTGAACTTCCGCGGCTTTCCGCACATTCCCGGCAACGATTTCCTGATGCGCTATGCGCTCGAGGGAGAGCCCGGCCATGACGGGAAGAGCTTGAGGACGACATAGCGCGCTGTGCACCTCTCCCGCGAAGGGGAGAGGGAGCGCACTGAATTTTCGGTACTCCCATGTCCATCACCCCTGACCTCATTGTCGCCGAAGCGCGAAGCTGGATCGGTACGCCTTATCGCCACCAGGCATCGCTCAAAGGCGTCGGCTGCGACTGCCTCGGCCTCGTGCGCGGCGTCTGGCGTGCGCTTTATGGCGAAGAGCCCGAACGCATGCCGCCTTATTCGCGCGACTGGGCGGAAGCCTCGTTGCGCGAAACACTGGCGGAAGCCGGTTAACGCCACCTCGTGCCGGTGACACGCGAAGCGATGCAAGCCGGCGATGTCGTGCTGTTTCGCTGGCGCGCCGGTTTCGTCGCCAAGCATGCAGCAATTCTGACCGGCGATGCGACGATGGTTCATGCGCATGACGGAGCGGCCGTCGCCGAGGTGGCGTTCGCACCCTGGTGGCGCCGGAGGCTCGCTTACGTGTTTCGTTTTCCCGGAGTTAGCTGATGGCATCGCTTGTGCTCTCCAGCGCCGGCAGCGCCATTGGCGGTGCACTGTTCGGCCCGGTCGGCGCCTTCGCCGGACAATTGGCAGGTGCGATCGGCGGAAGTCTGATCGACCGCAGACTGTTTTCATCGCCGGCCGCGCCGCCCCGGACCCATGAAGGCCCGCGCTTGCGAGACCTCGACGTAATGGTGTCGAGCGAAGGCGCGCCGGTCCCGCGTGTCTATGGCCGCGTGCGAGTTCCGGGGCAGGTGATCTGGGCAACCGCACTCGAGGAAAGCATTACGACCCGCACCGAGACAACGGGCGGCGGCCATTCCGGCGGGAAGGGTGGAGGCGGCGGCCACTCGGCCCAGCCTGCGCAGACAATCACGACGCAAACCTATTCCTACTTTGCCAATTTCGCAGTGGCCCTTGCGGAGGGCAGGGTCGCGCACCTTGGCCGCGTCTGGGCCGACGGAAAACCACTCGATCTGTCGGCACTGACCGTGCGGTTTTATCCGGGCGACGAAGATCAGACCGCCGACCCGCTGATCGTTGCAAAAGAGGGCGCCGGCAACGTGCCGGCTTATCGTGGGCTTTGCTATGTCGTGTTCGAGCGCCTGCCGGTCGGCCAGTTCGGCAATCGCATCCCGCAATTGTCGTTCGAGATCGTGCGGCCGGCCGGCGCGCTGGAGCATGCGATCCGCGCGGTCACGCTGATCCCTGGTGCGACCGAGTTCGGATACGAGTCTGCGACAGTGACCCGAAGTGTGGGCCCGGGAAAGAACGAGCCGGAAAACCGCCACGTCACCCAGGCACCTTCCGACGTGATCGCTTCGCTCGATGAGCTGCAGGCGCTGTGTCCCAATCTCGAACGCGTCGCGATTGTGGTGGCTTGGTTCGGCGACGATCTGCGGGCCGGACATTGCCGCATCCGGCCTGGTGTCGACCGCGCGAGCAAAACCACCACCGGTGCGACCTGGTCGGTTGCAGGCGTGGGGCGCGGCAGCGCCTATGTGGTCTCGCAGGTCGAGGGCCGCGCGGCCTATGGCGGCACCCCCTCCGACGACAGCGTGCGCCGTCTCATCGCGGAACTGAAAGAGCGAGGGCTCAAGGTCACTCTCTATCCGTTCGTGATGATGGACGTGCCTGACGATAACGAGCTGCCCAACCCCTTTACCGGCGAAGCACCGCAGCCTGCTTTTCCGTGGCGCGGCGATATCACTTGCGATCCCGCGCCGGGGATCGATGGTTCGCCGGATGGCACAAGTGCGGCGGGCGATCAGGTTGACGCGTTCTTCGCGGGCGGCGGCGCCTCCGGCTGGAACTTCCGGCGGCTCATTTTGCATTATGCGTCGCTTGCCGCGAATGCCGGCGGCGTCGATGCATTCATCATCGGCTCGGAATTGAAGGCGCTGACTCGCGTGCGCTCGGCACCCGGTGTCTATCCCGCGGTGAACCAGCTGGTGACACTCGCTGCCGATGTGCGCGCCATTCTCGGCAGCGCAACGGTCATCACCTATGCCGCCGACTGGACCGAGTATGGCGCCCATGTCGTGGACGCCATGGCGCAGGAGGTGCGGTTCCCGCTCGATCCGCTCTGGGCGTCTCCCAATATCGATGCGATCGGGATCGACTATTACCCGCCGCTGTCGGACTGGCGCGATACGCCGGACCATGCCGACCGCGCGATCGCCGGCACGATTTATGATCGCGATTACCTGTCAGCCAATCTCGACGCCGGCGAAGCATTCGCCTTCTACTATGCCGATGATGCGAGCCGGACTGCGCAAACCCGATCGCCAATCGCCGATGGTCTCGGCAAGCCGTGGATATTCCGGCAGAAGGACATCTGGAACTTCTGGTCACAGCCGCACCACGAGCGGGTGGGCGGAAGCGAACTCGTTTCGCCGACCGCGTTCGTACCGCAATCGAAACCGATCTGGCTGACTGAAACCGGCTGCCCCGCAGTGGACAAGGGCGCGAACCAGCCAAGCGTCTTTCCCGATGCCCGCTCGTCCAGCGGCGGCTATCCGCATTTCTCCAACGGACGGCGCGACGACCTGATTCAGCGGCGCTATCTTGAAACGATACTCGATGCTTTTGGTCCGGAGAGCGATCGCAACCCGGAGTCTTCTGTCTATGACGGGCGCATGGTCGATCCGTCCGCGATCCATGTCTGGACCTGGGACGCGCGGCCTTATCCGGTGTTTCCCCAAGCGGCCGATGTGTGGACCGACGGTGTCAACTGGGAGACCGGACACTGGCTGACCGGGCGGCTGGGCGGCGCGCCGATGGACGGACTGATTGCGGCGATCCTTGCCGATGCCGGCGCGCCCATCTGCGACGTATCGGCTCTCGGCGAGGGACCGGAAGGCTACACCATCGACCGGCCGATGAGCGCGCGCGCCGCGATCGAACCTCTGGCGCAGATCTTCGCCTTCGATGCGGCGGAACAGGACGGTCAGCTGGCGTTCCGCCCGCGCGGCGGAGCGCCTGTTGTGGAGCTTACGGCCGACGAATGCGTACTGCCCGAGCGCGGTCCACCGTTGCGGCTGACGCGTGCGCAGGAAAGTGAATTGCCGCGCGAAATCTCGCTCGGCTTTGTCGACGGCCGCAACGATTACCGGCGCGGCGCCGCATCGTCGCGGCGGCTCGTCGGTTCGTCGATGCGGGTCGTGCAAAGTGATGTCGCGATGGTGGCAGGCAGCAAGGCTGCGGCGCGCCGCGCAGACATCTGGCTGCAGGATCTGTGGGCCGGACGCGAGAG